ATTGTCTGGCAAATTGATTGGTATGATTGGAATGCGCTATTTAGCTAATAAGACGGAAGATTTTTACGACCGTGTTGCACGTAAGTGGATAGATCGTTGTATAAATTTCGTTGCATTGGCTTTATTGATTGCAATTATTTCCTTCCACATCAATTTTTGTTTGTTGTTTGGTTGGTTTTCTTTTATTCCTTGGTTGTTTTCGTTCGTTGGAATGTTGATTACTGCCTATATCATTTTGAAAATGGAAGGTCTTCATGCGATGTATGATGATTCAAAGAAGAAGTCTACTACTCATACCATAAAAGAATGTTTTGGTATGTTGTATGAGATTTGGGATGTAGAGGATAAAATCCGAGTCATTACTAGCAATTATAGCATTTATGCTAAGATTTGCGGTGGTATGGCTTGTGCTTTTGCTCTGTATCGTACGTTTGCTCCTTTGACCCGTCCTGTTGTTGCTAAGAAGACTGAAGTTGTTCAACCGATAAAGACCCGTGTGATTGAGATTCCTGTGCCTCAGGTTTCCTATGGTGTACCTGTTAAGGCCGTGACCAGTGAAGCGTCCTGTCCTGAACAGACAGAGAAGGATGTTTCGGTTTTTGGTGCGGCCCAGACCCATACTGTGCACCACTCGAAGCTTGTTTCAGGTTGGAATGTACAACAAGAGCTTCCAAAGCCCGTTGTTACCCAGTCTGCTGAACAAGTTGCTCGAGTTGGTACGCGTAATACTCGTCATTTAACTATTGTGAAGAAAAATTCTACTAGTCAAGTGATGGGTTTGGGTGTTTCAGGTAACTTTGTGATCACTGTTGGTCATGTGTTTACTGAATTTCCTGTGGATGTGCTTGCCTCTGTTGTTGGTGAGAGCTCTGATCCCGCTAAATGTCGACGAAGCCACTTGAATAAGGAGGATGTGATCCAGATTGGACCTGATTTGGTTATGTTCCAATTAAGTGGAATGCAATTCCGCGATGTTCGTAAATATTTCTTGCCTAAAGTTACGCATTTACAAATGTTCGAAGGATATGTACATAGTACTCCTGTATTGACAACTGTTTTGCGTAATCAATTGGCAAAGAACAATGGTTCTAAGATTAATTACGAATTTTTGTTTGGATATACCATTAAACATCGTTCTGGTGATTGTGGTAATGTTTTGACTGCTGGTATTGGTGCTGGTTCTGCCTTCGTTGGTTTACATGTTGCTGGTGCTGATAACCAAGATATTGGTTATGCTACACCTATTACTTCTGTCATGTTAGATACTGGTATTGAATATTTCACTAAGAAGGTTTTGACTACTATTACGTCGGAGTCGTCTCGAGTTATCGAGATGGATGGGCCTAATATGCACTCACCTATCTTCTTTGAGGATGTTTCTCAACTAGATTACTATGGACATGTGAAGGGTGTTGGCTTTTCGCATCAGCGTTCGATGTTGATTCCTACGTGTATGGATGGACCCAAGTATGATTTGATTACCAAGATGTATGATGTCTATGGATTTGTTCCTACTAAGCAATTTGGTCGTCCTTTGATGAAGCCGATTAAACGTGATGGTCAATACATTTCACCTTATAACAACTTTTTGCGTGATATTTCAGTTCCTAGAACTGCACTGGATCGTATGAAGATGTCTAAGGTTGTTAAGTATTTGACTAGGCGTATAATTGAAGTGTTTCACGAAAATAAGATTGACTCTATTGCACCTTTGACTCGCGATGAGGCGATAAATGGTGTGATTGAAGACGATTTTATCCGTCGTATGAATGCTTCTACTGCTTCAGGATTTGGATACAAAGGTCCTAAGAGTGAACATTTGCCTATTGATATCGATCCTCACAGATGGCCTACTGATATGGTGAATGATGCGATTGATGAAACCTTGGAATGTTACATGAATGGTCATTCAGCTCGACCTATATTCACTACTGCTCTCAAAGATGAACCGCGATCGATGAAGAAGTGTTTGTCTGGTGAGACACGTGTATTTTGTGTCGCTGAGTTACCATCATTAGTTCTTGCCCGGCAATTTCTTGCCCCTGTGTATGCTCGACTGATGGAATGTGGACCTTCTTTAGGTCTTGCTGTTGGTATTGACATGCACCGCGCTGGTCCTACGATCCATAAGAAATTGTCAGAGTTTTCTGAACATTATTTCCATGGTGACTATGAGGGATATGATAAACGTATGTCTTCTGA